CAGATCCTTCTGCACCTGATGCATTTGTTCAGGGAATTATGGAAGGTAAGGAGTGGGTGTGGCAAAATGGCAGACTCGCTGAACAAACACTTAATAGTTTAACAAACATGAAAATGTCTGTTGATAAAAAAGTGAATGAGCAAAAACTTCTCAGTATGTTTGATAACTACCTGAGAAATCTATAATTTATAAATAAATAATAGAATAAAGAATTAAGGAATTTATTCGGAGAGATCTAATGTCAACTGGTAATTTACAAGAGATGGGAGCGGAAGCAACCCAACAAGCAAAATCAGCAGTGAATGCTACTGCCCAACCTGGCGACCCTATGGTTGATAGTGGTGCGGTTGCTGCAACTCCTGGTCAAACTATCGTCGATCTTGGTGGTCCTACCCCCTACAATTATAGATCAACCGATGGTTCCGCAGCATTAAAAACAGGCGCTGTTAAACCTGTTAGTGATGTTGTTACAAAGTCTGCAGCAAGAGCTGAAGAGACTGAGATTGAAGATGAAGTTATTGAAGAGGGTGAAGAGACTCAGGAAGAAGTTGTTGCTGAAGAAGAAGTTGTTGAAGAAGAACCAACTTTAGAAATTAACGTCGATGAGGACGTAGAAGCTCTCTTTGGTGACGAAGATCTCTCAGAAGAATTTAAAGAAAGAGCAAAAACAGTTTTTGAAGCAGCGTTCAAATCAAAACTTCAAGAAGCAGCAGACATCATTGCTGCTAATTACGAGAAGGCATTAGAAGAAAACGTTGCTGCTATTCATCAAGAACTTACTGAAAGAGTAGATTCCTACCTTGAGTATGTTTCTGGTGAGTGGCTGGCCGAGAACGCACTCCAAGTTGAGCGCGGTCTTAAGTCAGAGTTGTCTGAGTCCTTTATGACTGGACTCAAGTCACTTTTTGAAGAACATTATGTAGAAATCCCTGAAGAAAAATATAATGTGCTTGAGAGCATGGTAGACAAACTTGATGAGATGGAGTCTAAACTCAACGAACAGATCGAGAGAAACGTTCAATTAACACATAGACTTAGCGAATCAGTTTCTGACAGCATCTTCCACGGTGTTGCAAGAGGTCTTTCTGAGACCCAAAAAGAGAAACTCGCAAGTCTTTCTGAAAGTGTTGAGTTTGTAAGTGAAGAGGACTATCGTGAGAAGCTGGAAGTTCTTAGAGAATCATATTTCTCTAGAACCCCATCAACTCAAACCAGAGTTGCTGAAGAAGAAATGCTCGGTAGTGAAGCACCATCGACTCTCTCAGAGTCAATGAATGCTTACATCGCAGCAGTTCAAAAATACTCTAACAAGTGATTTTTAAATCATAAATTCAAACACTAAGTTAATTAACGGAGAAACTTTCCAAATGTATAACGCAGAAAAACTGCAGGAAAAGTGGTCACCTCTCTTGAACTGTGAAGGTCTTGAGTCAATCTCAGATCCTCATCGTAGAGCTGTTACCGCTGTCCTCTTAGAGAACCAAGAAAGAGCACTTAACGAAGAGCGCGGATTCCTTTCCGAAGCTCCAACCATGTCTGGCGGCACTGGTGGTTTCGGTGGTGGCACTTATGGCACCGCTGCTGCTTCTGGTCCTGTTGCTGGTTTCGATCCCGTTCTGATCTCCCTGATCAGACGCTCCATGCCTCAACTGATCGCTTACGATCTTTGCGGCGTTCAACCAATGACCGGCCCTACTGGTCTGATCTTCGCAATGCGCTCCCGCTACGGCACTGACCGTACCAGCGGAACCGAGGCATTCTTCAACGAAGCAGATACCAGACATTCTGGTCAGGATGCAGGCGACGACATCACTGCAAGTGATTACACCGCACAGGCATCTGTTGGTATCGCAACCACCGCTGCTCAGTCTGGATCCAACCCAGGTATCCTCAACGATTCCCCAGCTGGCACCTACAACGTAGGTCAGGCAATGGCAACCGCCGATGCTGAAGCACTTGGCGATGCTGCTGGCAACTACTTCAACGAAATGAACTTCTCAATCGAGAAGGTCACCGTTGCTGCTAAGTCAAGAGCACTGAAGGCTGAGTACTCCTTAGAACTCGCTCAGGACCTCAAGGCGATCCACGGTCTCGATGCTGAGGCAGAGTTGGCAAACATTCTGTCAACCGAAATCCTCGCAGAGATCAACAGAGAAGTCATCAGAACTATCTATCAGATCGCTAAGCCTGGCGCACAGAACAACGTTGCTACCGCTGGTATCTTCGACCTCGACGTTGACTCCAATGGTCGTTGGTCCGTTGAGAAGTTCAAGGGTCTCCTCTTCCAGTTAGAGCGCGATGCAAACGCAATCGCAGTTGAGACTCGTCGTGGCAAGGGCAACACCATCATCTGCTCCGCAGACGTTGCTTCCGCTCTCACCATGGCAGGCGTCCTCGACTACACCCCTGCACTCAACGCTAACCTCCAGGTTGACGACACTGGCAACACCTTCGCAGGTGTTATCAACGGTAAGTACAGAGTCTACATCGACCCATATTCGGGTGGTGTTAACCCTGGCGCAAATGGTGGTCAATACTACACCATCGGTTATAAGGGTTCCAGCGCATATGACGCAGGTCTCTTCTACTGCCCATACGTACCCCTCCAGATGGTACGTGCCGTTGGTGAGCAAACCTTCCAGCCCAAGATTGGCTTTAAGACCCGCTACGGCATGGTCGCTAACCCATTCGCAGAAGGCACCGATCAGGGTCTCGGCAGACTCAAGACCAATAGCAACCGCTATTACAGAAGAGTCCAAG